AAGCTGGCCCGTAATCCTCTTAAAGTCTACTTTGGAAGAAGAGGCTTCTTCTAACACTGTGTCGTACCCTGCGGTAACGAACATCTCAAGAAGGAAGTCGTTAACATCAATACACTCTACACCGTGCTTGCCTTTTAGGTTTTGAGCCATCTCGGAAAGAACACCTTTAAGAACGCTTCCCTTAGGAGCTAATCTAGAAAGAGCCTCGAATATTACAACTTGGGTGTTGGCTAGGCTTTTGAACGAGGCTGGGTCCTGAATGTTTTGTACGTTGACTCCATACTTCTCATTGATGTTGTTTATGAACACTTCCTTCACATCCTTCTTGTATTCGAAGATTCTAGAAGCGAACTCCTGAATGTCTTTTTCAGTTACGCCTAAAGCGCCATCTACGGAAGCAAGGCAGTTAGAGAAGGTTTCGAATAGGCTTTTCTTTGAAGCCAAAGCAAGGTAAGGAACCTCAACTAGAGCTTCACTTAGTGCAGCTACAGTATCCTCAGCACCCTCAAAAACCATGCTCGCAAGCTTGCTTATGGATGGGGCGCTTGCCCAAACCATCTCAAAGTTTCTTTTGGACTCTACAATCTCTTTCTTGATAAGCTCTTGACGGCAAACCATATCATAGATGGATTCGTTAACACCTCTCTTTAGGCTGTAGGTTCCTTCTTCCTCTAGCTGCTCTAACGTAATTCTAGGGAAATCAAACGCTTTGGAAACTGCGTTGGAGAGGTTTACCGCGTTACGAATTTCAGGGACCTGAATAATTCGGTCTAGGTTTTCTGTAAGGAAGGCGTTTAACTGAGGGACTACTTCCATAAGGTTTTGGAAAGAATCGGATCCTAGAATGTCTTCTGTTTCAGATAAACGAGCGCACTGCTCATGAAGCCTCTTTTGAACTCCAGAGAGCTTGAGTCTGTTCTCCCAGAGCGTGAGAATGTCAGTGAAGCTATCGTCGGCTTCGCCATACTCAGAGTAGTGAATGCTTTCAATGAAGGAGTGCATCTTTTCGTTAACAAAACCGTCAAAGGTCTCTTCATCATCAAACACGGAAGAGTCCTGGACTTTGATGTTCTCAAGACCAACATCCTCGGAAATAGAGTATTTACCTGTAATAACCTTACCGCTTTCGGTAAGGTAGGTAACCTGATCGTTGTTCCCGTCCATGCTGAAAAGCATAACATTCTCTCGGATTGATCTGCCGATGCAGTCACCTAATTTTACTAGGTGTGTGATTGTCTTATCTCTCTCCTCAAATAATCTTGAAAACATTTTATTTTCTCCGTTTAAGTTATATAGATTAGCTTTCTAGTAGCTCCTCAGCTTTTTGCTTTTGTTTTTCCACAATTCTGTGCATTACTTCTTTTGCTTCGTCATCCAAGGTACGATTTAGCATAAATTCAACTGGTGTTTCGGTACTTTCATTCGCTGTAGGTGGAGTATTTTCAGCAGACTCCATACCTGGGCCTTGATCAGCCGCCATCGGAGCGCCTTGGGCCTCCATAGCCATCTGCTCTTCTTGCTCCTTCTTCATTTCCTGTATGGTGCGATCTGCTTCCTCATCAGTCATGTCAAAGTATTCTTTGTATAGATTCTTTTTCGGAAGAAGCTGAAGTCCTTGTGCCGCCTGAATAACTCGAATCTTCTGCTCATCAAGGTCAAGCTTTCTCTTAGCAGACATATCAGAAGGCTCAGGAAGCCTAATTCTAAGCTTCTTGATTAAGCTCGCAGGGAACCCACGAAGCTGTAGATGCCTTTTAGCTAGGTTCTCTAGCCCCGTCTCAATGTCTACCTGAACTCTCTGAATAGTTCTAGCAAACTTAACATCTAGCTGAGAAAGGTTGGCTTTTCTTTCTGGAGACTTGTCTTTTTCTACAAGGTAATCCTTCGGGACCTTGAGGGCCGCGAGAAGCTTATCCCTGTAGTATCTAACATCCTCAATCTCTCCAAGGTTGGTAGCACCAGGAAGGGTCTCAATCTTTGTGCCCTTACCATTCTTAGTAGCGACGAAGAAGTCTTCATCTAGAGACATAGGGTTATACCTAGCGTTGACTGTGGAGTTATTTCCTTGGTAGAACTTCTCCTTCTTGAACTTCTGCTTAATACGCTCAATGAACATCTCAGCTTTGCTAGTAGGCAAGTTACCTGTGTCGATATAGAAGATACGACGCTCAGGAGCGCGAGAGAGGCGATAAATCATCATCGCGTCTTCCATCATCTTGAGAGACCGGAAGATTCTGTGGCACAGAGCAGCAATGGACTTTCCGTAAGGGTAGAAGATGGGGTCTGACGTATGCATACGGAAGTGTACGATTTGGTGCTTATCCAACTCAATATACTTAACAGGTCTTTGGTTTCCTGTGCCGTTGTACATGACATCCATTACGTCATCAGAAGGAATCTCCTGTAAGAACTTCTTTAAGTACCCGAACTCGTTCTCTACCCTGAGAAGGTAGTTAGGATTAAGGACTTTAAGCTTCTTGATACCTTCTTCTGGCTTCTCCACATTTAGAATCATTTCAATGAAGCAGTCACCATACTTCACTGTGTTTCTGACGATATCCCAAAGAATTTTGTCTAACTTAATGTCAGAGAAAAAGGATTCAACTTCCTCTACTACCATAGAGTTCTCTGAGTCCACATTCCATCGCTCACCCCGATTTCCCCTTTGAGTGGTATCATCAGCATAAATATCAAATGCCGCACCTACTTCAGGGTACTCATCCATCTCCTCATATTCTTTGTAGCGCCTTTTCCTGTTTAGCTCGTTTTGGGGAACGATTGGGTTTCTTACGATACCGCCTATAGCTGGGCCTTCCCTGCCTGGAGTATCTTTGAGCACTCCGGTAGACTTAATAGTGTCGCCTGTAAGAGGAGTAGCTTGCCCTTGGTCTAATGCCTTCTGAACCTCTGGTTGAGCTTTAGTGGCAAAGAACTTAGCAAAGAACCTTCCAATAGGGCCAGTAGGCGTGTAGTAAGTTCCTGACCTTCCCGCAGAACCACCAAAGTTCGTATACCCGCTTTCGTTTACAGGCTCCTCGTTATTTTCTTCTATTTTATCAGCCATCTGTAGTCTTCCTTGCTCATAGCTCCATGAGCGGTCTTGATATTAGCGGTGTAGGAATTTGTTATCGGTAGAGGCGCATCTCCAGGCAGCGGCCTCGTACCCATAAGTTCCATAGGCGTGGTATCTAACAAGTTTTTGTAAGCGTGGACAGAAAGGGCAAGACTCATAACTAGATCGTCATGGTATCCCTTTTCCGCTTGAACTTTACCGTTCTCACCAATGATGAATGTGAAAAGCTCGTCGCAGGTTCTAGTAGAGTTAATTTTGATTAAGTCTGTTCTGACTGCCTCTTCTAACTCGGCTAAAATACTCTCTCTGTTTTTTGCTGTGATTTGAAACCCTATCTCTCCCTTGTCGTCAGCCCATAAGTTCTCATACTCATAGACGTTGTAGAGCCAGTCGATCAAGTTGTTTCCAATCGTGTTTCGCTCACAAATAATGTGGGCTGTATTATATAGCATACCTTCGTTAGCTAATATTTGAGCAAAATCATTTATTGCTGTCCTATTAGAGTAGAACTCAGCAACCTGCTGCCCATTATACATGTTTATTATGTGAAAAGCAGAGTAATCTCGGTCTCTACCCAGAGAAGTATCACAGGCAATCAGGTAACTGTAGTGTGGCTGAGGATCTTGCCACACGCGCATACGGTTATTGTGCTTGGTGTAATACTCTTCACTCGTCTGCTGCGCGACATCCTTGAGGATCTCACCTTCAATATAGGTGTCACCTGTGCCCAGGAAGCTGCACTCATACTCCTGTAGCCACTGTTTCGTGGGCATGTTGGCCTTAGTAGTCTCCTCCCACTTATGGATGTCTAGATCCTTCTCAGCCATCTGTTCATACAAATGCTCATACCCTGGAGTAAAATTATACTCTGGGTGTTCTTGCCAGCGAATGTCTATGGGGTGGAAGGAGTTTTCCCCGTCCAAAGCCTTTTGATATACCTCATGATACCAGTTACCGATACCGTTGACAGTAGAAAGCACGAAAGCACGACCACCTGTAGAAATAATCGGATAAACAGCAGCCCAAATAGTATCAATATTTT